TAGCATTTAATCAAATCAAACCTGAATATCAAAAATATATTGTAGGAGCACATATGAATTCAAATAGTGTTCATGTTGCTCTTAAATATAGTGGTTTTGAGCATAAAGATTTACAAGCTTCTAATAATTATAGTGATAGAAATTCAACAGCTTATTTCAATATGTTTAGAAATCCACAAAATTATCATGCATATTTAAACTTAGATCCAAACGGTGAATCTGATCAATTAGATTGGACTGAAGCATTAGTTGGAGGTTTCTATGGATAATAGTAATTCAATACAAACTAATAGCTCTTTAGCTGATCCAGATAAAGAAAGATTTGAACAGGAAGAACAAAAGAAATATGAAGCATGGAAAATACAACAGGAAGGTGGTGTACCAACAGATTCTACTGAAATAATACCAGAGAGTCAAAGTACATCTCATAAGGTAGATACAAGTAACTTACCTAGAGAAACTTCTAAAGCTGTTAAAGGTGGTCCCGGTGATTATTCATGGGGTGGTTATGAAGACCAACAACCTACTGGAGATTCTTTACTTCAGAAGCCTGCAAACATGTCTCAAGAAGATTGGGACAATAGAGCTAAATGGGTCAAACCTCTTGAAAATATTGTAGCTGTTGGAACTATACCTGCTTTAGGTGTTGGTGATTTCATTGCAGATGCAATGTCTTTGGTACCATTCTTACAACCTGTAGCTAACTGGTGGGATGAGAATTCACCAAGATCTAACCATCCAGCTCATAGAGCAATTAGAGATGCTGCTTCAATCATTATACCTACAATGTACGGTGGTGGTGTGGTAACAGGTACTCTAAGATCTGCTACTGCTGCTAGAAGCATACCACAAGCTACACGTATACTTGGTACCATAGGTGCTCATGCTGGTGTAGATACAGCTGTTACGGCTATATCTTCTACTTCTAAAGAACAAGATAACATAGCCGCTGCTCTTAATGAATGGCTTGGTTGGGATATACCATGGGCTACCAGAGATGGTGACAGTCCAGACGTAATAAGAAAGAAAAATATTTATGAATCAGCTGGACTTAGTATTGGTGTAGATTTACTTACATCTGCATTTTCTTTAGCAAAAGCTTTTAAAGTTTTACCCGGAGATGAGTTTGCTGAACGTGCTTTAGCTAGACATGCTACAGGTTTTGAAGGGCAAGATCCGATCAGCTTTAGTGTCTTAAGTCGTAGATCTAGTAGAACTATGGCTCAGAGAGAGGAAGCAGTAAGACGTTTGATAAAAGACCCTCAAGGTCAGAAAGGCTATGATCCATTTATTAATACACCTGATCTTGGTCCACAAAGTAGAGCTGTAACTGACTTAGAAGTTAATCCAATTATAGCTAAAATAGATAATTGGAGAATTCAAAACAATGTAGGTACAGTTAATGGTAGAGCTAGACCTTTTGTAAGTAATAGATTTATACAAAGAATGGCTGATGCCGCACCATCTCAAAGGGCTGAAGCTTATAGGAATTTATTTGATAAAGATATAGCAGCTAACGTAGGTGCTAAGATTGATGGTACAGTCATACCTCCAGATGAAATTAACAAAGCTATTACTCACTTATATAACAATGTCTTTAACCCAGACATTAAATTAAACCAGATGGAAGCTATTGTTAATGACATGAAAACTGGTTTCTTTAATAAGCAAAATTACATGGGTCAGCAAGAGTGGCGTATTGTTAATGAAGCTTTTATTAAAGCGTTTGAAGATGTATATAATCCGAAAGTAATGCGTGCATCTGCTGTCGTAACTAACCAAGCTGCAGGTACAATTGCAGATACAGCGTCTGCTATTGGTATGATTGGCGATGTTGCTATGACAGGTAGGCAACAAGAAATCATCATTGAAAAGTTGAAACTTCTTAGTAGAGAAGTTAGAACTAACCAGTATATATCTAACAAAGTAGGTGAGTACAAACAACTTGCAGGTGCTCAAAATCCAGCTGCACTTAAAACTTGGATTATGGATCAGAATGCTGACTTTGCTAGAGGTATGAAAGCAGTTAAAGCAAAAGGTGATGAATTCTATGAAACGTTAGAAACTATTGCACAGAATAATCCTGAATATCTTAAACCACTTGCATTAGCAATGGAAGCTACTAATGGTGAAGTTGATCAAATATATAAACTTAACAGATGGGCAGAAGAAAACATCGGATTTATAAAGAAAGCTTTCTATGATGGCAATCCTCAAGTACCTAGTTTAATTGTTAAAGGTTTACATAGTGTAAGGTACAACCATATCTTATCTGGTCTTGCACCACTAAGAGCACTAACAGGTAACTCTATGTTAGCTGCATTTAAACCTGCTACAGTACTAACTGGTGCTAGAATTACAGGGGATACAGCTACATTTAGAAAAGCTCTTTGGACCTATGGTGGTATTCAAGAGAACTTCCAACGTGCTTATAAAGTAATGGGTGACGAATGGCGTTTAGCTAAGTCACGTCCTGAGGAAGCTATGATGCGTGGTCGTGCAGACTTACGTCAAGCTAGGATGGATAACTTTGAAGCATTAGAATCTATGTCTGAGGTATGGAAGAAAGAAGGTAATAATGGTAAGGTGGCTATGTGGAATATAGCTAAAGGTTTATCATGGTACAACAATAACCCATTTGTTCGATGGGGTATTAATGCTATGTATTCTATTGATGGTTTCACTAACTCATTAATGGCTAGTGGTTCTGCTAGAGCTAAAGCATATAATATCTTGATGAAAGAAACTAATGGTGCATTTAGTAGAGAAGCTTTTGATAAACTACAGAAAAGATTGTATAGTCAAGCATTTGATCATACAGGACTATTAACAGATAAAGCTGCTAAACATGCTTCGCAAGAAATAGCACTTAACTTAGATAGCCAGTTAGCAAATGATTTGAATACAATATTGGAAAAAGTTCCAGCTGCTAGATCTTTATTCCTATTCCCTAGAACAGGTTTAAATGCCTTGAATTTATCTTGGACATTTACTCCCGGTAGTGGTTTGATACCTCTTCAAACTAAGGTTCGTAAGGTATTCACAGCCTCTAATAAACAGGAAATAGCTGAAGTGTTGATGGAGCATGGTCTTGAAAATAGTGATGAAGCATTTGCTACGCTTAAATCTGAATACATTGGTCGTCAGTTAATGGGCGGTGCAGTGGTTACAGGTGCAGGTATGTGGGCATTGAATGGTAACTTAACTGGTAATGGCCCACAAAATGCTGGTGAACGTAAGCGTATGATCAGCATGGGATGGGAACCTAACTCAATTAAGAATCCAATCACTGGACAATGGCATAGTTATAAAGGATTTGAACCGTTTGATAGTTTACTTGGTCTTGTAGCAGACGCAGTGTATTATTCTAATCGTGTAGATCAGTCTTTGACAGATCAATTATTTCAGAAAGTAGCATTTTCTATCAGTATGAACGTAGCTAATAAAACATTCCTTAGTGGATTTGAACCATTAGTTTCTATGTTCTCTGGAGATGAAGGTGCGTTTAATAGATTTGTTGTATCTCAAGCAGATTCTTTAATACCTTTCGCACCATCTGGTATGAGAAGTGTATTAAATAATGCTATAGCTCCGCAGTTAAAAGATGTGGAAAATGACTGGGGTTCATTAATGGCTAACAAATGGAAGTTTTTAAACCCTCCCGGTTTAATGGATCAGTTGGATATATATACAGGTAAACCAATTAGATTTCAAGAACCTCTCACTGCTGCTGCTAATGCTTTCATGCCGTTTGGTAAATCTAATGGTGATATGGAACCTTGGAGACAGTGGTTAATCAGTACAGGATGGGATAGTGTACAAAGTATGAGTATCAATCCTGTTACTAAAGAACGATTAAGTCCTCAAGATCGCCAATGGATTAACAATTGGATAGCTAAAAATATGAATTTAGCTGGACAGATTGAAGGTATGATGAATGCAGAAGATGGGTTCTGGGATCGTAAGATAAAGGAATATAAAAAAGCTAGAGGATGGAAAGATCAAGCAGATTTCCCAATTAAAGAGTTGGTTGTACACCAAGAATTATCTAGAATTCATAGGAATGCTATGAAGTATGCTTGCTCCTCATTGGAAAGATATCATTCACAATATTCACAAGTTGGTATGCAGAATGATAGAATTAAAAATTCCTTACGACAAGGTAATATACCACAAGCTCTGGAAGCAAATGAAACAAAAGAAGATTTAAGACGTTTACTTAATTTCTAAAACATAATGACCGTAACAATTGAAAATACTTATACGGGTAACGGCTCACTCACCGATTACTCGTTCACATTCCCATATTTAGACTCCTCCGATATTAAAGTTAGTGTTGGAGGTAATGATACAACTGCATATGCATTGCAAAATGCCACAACGGTTAG